GTCCGCTCTCGGCCCATGACGACCCCCGCAAATCCCGTAACCATCGCCGCGAAAATGCCCCAATAATCCCTCAGGATCATGAGAAAACCTACGTCATTTTCAACGGCCATTCTCATTCCCCCGGCAGTCTAACAAATACACCCGCAGCCAAATGCACGCACGCGATGCCCAGAATTGGCACCATATCCAAAGCGGAAACAGTCAGCATTGGGCTTCCCGGCGTCACTTCGCTGAATACCAGAAAAGCGCCGCCGCAGCCATATCCTGCAAAGAATACCGTATCCTCAGCGCTATCGGCCCACGTCCAGCCGCGCACAACCTCGATCAGGATATACACCGCCGCGATTGCAGGCCAGATCACGGCCTTGACGGGAAACTCACCAACGACAAGAAACCACACCACGGAAACGGCCAAAGCGCACATGACGCCAAGCGAGATATGCCCGATCTGATTTGTGAGCCAACCATACCAGTCGTCCACAAAATCATCTTGCTCAAACCATTTCCGAAGCCAGTCGATCATGCCAATGCCACAGCCCCCGCGATTGCGCCCACCAGCGTTGCGTTGAAGTCGGCGAGTTCTGGGGTTCCATTGCCGCGCCGATCCCACTCCTCTTTCGCAATGCCCACGAACCCCGCCAGCAAGACGCCGTGAACGGGATAGCCCAGCCATGCCACGGGCGCGGCGATAGCAGCCCCTGCGACGAAGTGGAGTGCCTTGTCACGCATTGTCTGCCACCCTCACAAGCCCATTTGCCGCCAGCACAGCCGACCAATGGTCAAACGGCATCAGCGCATCGTCAAAGCTGGACACCATCACGGCAAGCAGCGGGGCGGCCTCGGCGGGCGGGTTTGCCATCATCGCCAGAAACTCCGGCCCGACTTCGGCACAACATCCCCAATGCGTTGCAGGCTCGCCACCAGAGGCGGATAGAGGCACAGAGAAATTCCCCTCGCCCCACCCCTGCGCGACCCCGAAGGCGTTCCCAGCGTCCAGATATGCGGCGGGCAGGATCATCACGGCGTTGGTCATAGCGTCACCTCCGGCGTGTTGCGGGCAATCAGGGCTTCGACCCGTGCGATGGTGGCAGCGTCAAGGTTCGGCCCGAAGCGCACGGCATGGCCGAAGTCGTAGCCGTTGAAGGGCAGCGTGGTTCCGCCACGGGCGTAGATATAGGCGGGATAGGCGAGGTAGTTGCCTGTGCCTTGGTTGGTTGTATTTGTCTCAACCAGCGCACCGTTTCGGCGCAACGTCGCAATATCGCCGGAAATGCTGCCAAGCCCAGTTAACACCGACGTGTTAGGTGCGGCGGCAAATACCCCAGTTCCTGCGTTGGCTCCCGGCGCTGCTGGCGCTCCGTTACTGCCGAATCGATACGAGTTTGCGCCAGCAGAAGAAGGCGCGGCCAGCACAAATGCTCCGGGGTTTGTCGTGTATTCCGCAGATGTTTCCACGACGATGCCGCTCGCCGCGTCGCTATTCTTCCGCACCCCAGCGAACACCTGAACCTTATCCGTGTTCGGCGTGATCGTGGGCGTCACATAGGCGGTGTTGACGCCATTGGCTAGGACGTAGTAGCAGGACGGGACGCCCGCCTCGGTGATGTCGTAGTTTGAGACAACACGCTGATAGGCGGTGTCAACCGACCCAAGCTGCAACTGTGCCAGCGTCACGCTGCCCGTCACGGTCAGGGTAAGGCTTGCCGCGATAGGGGTGAACGTCAGCGTCCCGCGGTCGCTTGCGCCCGTCCCGATCAGCGTTCCGACATAAGCGCCGGACAGAACCACCGTTCCCGTGCCAGTGAAAGCCAACGTGTGAGCCGCAGCCGTTACCGTGACGGATTGCGTTGCCAGAGTGTCAGTTGCAACCAGCAAATTCCGCCGCCCCGTCTTGGGCATCCATCCGTAGATGCCGCGCGCCGCGTCGTTGATTGCAACCTCGTGATTGCCTGCGAGTTCGCGGACGGAGACGTTGTCAAAGTAGGAAAGCGTGTTGACTGTGCCAAACGATTGCAGGCTTATTGACGCTGACGTAAGCGTGGCAACAATCCGCAAAGTTACAGTGACGGGCGTAGCCGTTGAATTGTTCGCCGTTGCAGACCCAAAAAAGCTGATCCTCGCCGCCGTTCCGCCTGTGCCACCTTGCCAGTAGGTTGCGGACACTTCGTAAGTGCGTCCTACCGTCATACCGCTAATTGTTTGCACTGTAGTAGCCGGAGAGGCAGATTGGGCTGACATTTGTAGCGCGCCAGAAACAACGGATAGAGTTGAGTTTGTGCTTGACCACCCCGTTGCACCAGCAGAAAAGTCCCCATTCGTGACCAGCTCCGGCCCAAGCCAAAGCCCCTTCGACTTATCCAGCCGCAGGCCAACACTCTGCCCAGCAGCCGTTACAGGAGTGGTGCCTGCGCGGTCCTGATATAGCGTGGTAATGTCCCACGGCTCAAAGGTGAAGCCGGGTTCGTTCTGCCCGAATAGCATGGCGCGCAAGGACCGCCGCACCGGACCAAACGGCGATGCGAAACCATCTAGCGGGCTGGCAATGTCACGCATGGCTGATCGATACCTGCCCGAGAACGTCGCAATAGGCCCAGAGACGATCCGCGCCAGTCAGTCCCGGCCAAATGTCGGACAGCAGCCGATCCGCGCTTTCGCCCATAAACGGCGGATAAGGCACAGCGCCCGCATTGCTTGTCGGTGCGGTTGTGTCTGTGGTGGCCTTGATCCAGACCATTGCGGGGCCGGTGTTGACCCAACGCGCCGCCGATACATCGCTGTCGGTAATCAGCGTCCACGTTGCGGGCTGAATTGTCAGTGTGGTGTTCTGTGCCATGTGTTAGCCTTTCGAGTGTTCAAGAATTGAGTGGTCCACTTAGAACTCCAAGATCAGGACAACGCCGCCAGCGCCAGCGCCACCAGCCTGAGTGCTGCCGTTTCCGTAACCGCCCCCGCCACCAGACCCATAGGCAAGGCCAGCCGTGCCGGGGTTCCCAGCCGTAGAATTAACGCGACCGCCACCACCCCAGAACGAACCGCCGCCAGCGCCAGCCTGCGAGTTTCCACCAGCGCCGCCCAACCCGCCAGAAATGCCCATCACGCCAGTGGTCGCAACAGCAACCCCTCCGCCAGTCGCAGAGCAAACCGCGCCGACAGAAGTTGTCCCGCCGTTTCCGCTCGAACTTGCCCCGCCAGCGCCAACAGTCACGGCATGGGTCGCACCGGATGAAATATCCACGATAGCAACCGCAGTCGCACCAGCGCCGCCGCCCGATCCGATTGCGTTGTTAGTCGCCATTTCCGTTCCGGCTTCCCCGCCGCCAGTGCAGAACACAATCGCGGATTTGCGGCCAGAAGTCGGAGTATACGTTCCGTTGGCGGTGAAAACCTGCACATTTGACCCGCCGCCAGTTTGCCATTCCGGCGCGGTTGCCCCTGTGTTTTGGGTTAGAACCTGCCCAGCAAGGCCAGCCGCAAGCCGCGTCCACTGTGACGCATTGCGATAGATCAAGTCGCCCTGAACGCCAGCAATACCCGCCAGTGCGGTCAGATCGGCGTCAAGCGGTTGCGCGACTGCCAGAACGCCACTCGTGAAGCCCGAGCCGCTCATGGGCTGATTGACGACGACCCCCGTCGCCGTGCGCTGCGATACCACAACGCCCTGCACCACGTCCTGCACCGTCCCCGTGCCAGACCGCACAAGCCCCGTATTCGTCTCATTCGTAAAGCCGAACCCCGTCGCGCCCAAGTTGCCATCAGGTGCCAGCACAGGCCCGAGCGATCCGCCGACATTCAGCGCCAGCGTCATATTCAGCGCGGAATACAGCAGAACCCCGTTGCGGTCCAAGACGCTGATCGAATAATCACCGTCCACGTAGAACATTGCAGGCGCGTTGCTTGTGCCAATCGGCAAGCCCGCCCGCGTCCGAATTGCGGCCCCGCTTGCAGTCCCCGTCGGGATAGTCAGCGCCACATCGAAGAACGATGCCTTGGGCGTTGTCCGCGCCTCAAAGCCCGCCGTTCCGATGTAGATATAGCCGTTCTCCAACGGCAGGCCCTGCGCGTCAACAAACGTCGGGTAGGGCGAAAGAACGCTATTTACGGCCATCAGCTAAGTCTCCCAAAAGCATTCCGCGCCTCGGCCACGGGGATAGGTGTCAGTTGAAACGGCGCGCGTCGTTGCGGCATTGCCGTGTTGGCGTAAATCTGTAGCGGGTCCGGCAACGCCTTGGGCTTCTCAGCCTTCGGGAAAACCCCGTCAGCCATGCCGCGCTCATACATTGCCGCATCCTCTGGCGTCATCTTACCATTGGCATAAGCCCATGCCAACCGTGCAGGATTGCGATCAACACGCCCAGCGCCATCGGCTTCCATGTCCGAAGGCATTACCCCGCCATAAACCGCCGCTTCCTTTTCGCGCCGCGATTTATTGACGCCCTCGTTATGCGACCCAAGCGCGCGGATTGCATTGACCACCGAAGCCTGATCGCCAGACCGCACCGCATTTGCAACCGACGAAGGCAATTCGCCGTAGTTATACGCAATCGAAGTCAGCGCCGCTTGCTGATTTGGCGGAAGGGATGAAAACACATCCTCCCCAACGGCCCGCGCCGCAATCGGCATGAACTCTTGGTTCACCCGCCGCTGCAAATCACGGTCTGCATCCTCGCGCGTTACCCGCGTATCTTGCGTGACAGGCACAACGCGCCCATCCGCCAGCGTCACAGTATCAGACCCATATCCCGTTCGAAGGGCGTTCACATCCCAATACGGGGTTTCCCGAAAGCCCTCAAAGCTGCGAATGAGTGCAAGAACAGGTTCCATCAGTAGCGCCCCCACAAACTCTCATAGTCCGGCCCAGCATTGGCATTGGCCGCCTGACCCGCAGGTGCAACGCCAGACAGAACCGCGTCAAAGTCCTTGACCCGAAGCGACTTGGCCCAATCCATGAATGCAGATGATTTCTTTACGGCATCAACTGCTTGCTGCGCTGGTTTACCCTCCGCAATAGTCACAATCAGGTTCTGAAAGTCATCGCTTGAAAACAGCTTGCCGACTTTCGCCAGAACGTCAGGCTTTGCCGTCATAAGCGCCGAAGCGATTGGGCCTGCAACCATACCTCCAACAGGCCCACCCATCGCCGTGCCAGCGCCAATCGCGGCAGACTGCGCTACGCGCTGCCCACCAGTTGAGTTGAGAACCCGACCGACAAGGCCATCAGCCATAAGCGCGCCAACAATCGCCTGATTTGCCTTCCCTGTCCGAAGGACATTGCTATCTGCCACCGCGATACGCTTTGCAACCGTGTTAAGGTCTTTGAGAACCCCCATGGCTTCCGGTCCAAGCGTTTTGCCGATCAGATTATAAACGGGCTTATTGGTCTGAATGCCGCTAAACGCTTTGGCAAACTCTGACAGCCCAAACCCCGGCTCAGTTGCTCTCGCCGATCTGGTGGCCGCAGAAATTGCGGATGCGACTGCGCTCTTTCTCAGGTCTTCCGGTATAACCTTCAAAATTCGGGTTAGTGCCGCGATGTCGCCCTGCGACCCTTGCTTGATCGCCGTCTTCAATTTTGCCCCGATAGACCCATCAAGATCAGACCCGAAAGAAGCGACAATGCGCTTTTCCAAGGCTTTTTGCTTGGCGGTCAGTTGGTTTGCCTCGCGCAGTTTCAGGCGCAAGGCTTCATCACCGATATTGCCGACCGTCGCCATCTGGTCTTCGGCAATGGCTCCATACATGCGCGCAAGCGTGGCGCTATCCATGCTTGAATATGGGCTATCACCGCGCGCGATAGCCTTTCCAATCAGGTTCTTTTCGCGCATCAAACGGCCATAGGTTACGGGCTGGCTACTGGTGACAAGCGCGTAAAGAGTCCGCTCCGCTGATGACATTCCTTCCGGCCCGCCTAGATCCTCGATCACTCCATTCAGCGCCTTAACGATATTCGTTACATTCGCCTCAGTCGATTTCGGAACCGCCGCGTCAACCTCTTCATACAGACCCTTGGCCGTGGTTTTGAGTTTGGATTGAGTGGCTTGCAAGGATGACTTTACGTTTTCGGAAACTGTCGCAATATCCGGCGCACCATCCATCGCAGCCATGATTTCATCGGCCTTGTCGCGGGCCAACTTGACTGCGCTGCGCCAAAGCGCTTCTGGCTCTTTGCCAACCTCAGACCTCGCTAGGCCAGCAATCGCCCGCACGTTTTCGCTTTCCGAGAAAACATCAGCAGGAAGATCAATGCCAAGACGATCTGCCGCTGCCTTTGCTTCTGGGTTAATCCTCGCCTCTACCGCCAGAGCCTCTTGCGCCTTCACTGACCCCATTCCGCCAGACGCTGCCTTGCGGGCTAGCGATGCGACCTCTTCTGGCGTCTTTGCAGCGGCTTGAGCAACTACAGTTTCAGGGATTGCAGCAACAGTCTTCGGCGAAACAATTGGGGCGGCGCGCTGGATAGGCGGGCGGGGCGGCCTTACTGTAAATGTCCGAGCCACCATTTCTTCCGCCGTCATCGCGGGGCGCGCAATAGGCGCAATCGCAGGTGCAGCACCCGCTAACCGCGCAGGGATAGATGACGCCCCTGCCAATTCCGGCACGGCGAACATGCTCATGCCTAGCAATTCGTTGCCAAGCTTCTCACGACTGGCGGCGTCTTGAAAGGGCACAGCCTCGGTCGCAAGCCCTACCGCGCCGGACAGGCCCGCCCCGACCGTGGACAGCGCTGCCCCGCCAATATCACCAATAGCCCCCAGACCCGTCAGCACAGGGCTAGGAAGGCCGCGCGTCAATGGGTCTTGTGCCAAGAAATCACGCGAAGGGCTTGGGCCGCCAGTTAGGCCGCCTCCGAAGGCTTTCGCCGCCGCTACTGGCCCTTCCATCATCGACGCAGCCGTTTCGCCGAAACTGCCCTGCTGGCGAATGTCATTAGCGGTCCACGGCTGCACGGTATACCGCCCGCCACCACCTCGGCCACCCCCACCCATCACCACCAGATCACCTGCGCGCGGCATGGTTTCCGGCGTGTATTGTCCTGCAAGCGTCGGGTTTGCGGCCTCGAACTGTGCGAAGTTGCTTAAATCGGACTGGCGTTGTTCCTCCGGCGAAAGAATACGACCCTCGACAGGGCCTTCAATCACAGCAGGTGCTGGTGTAATCGGGGCGGTAGTCGGCTGCGGTTGATCAACAATAGTCTGCACCACTGGCGCAGGTGCGGCAGGCTTAGGATGCGAAGCCGCGCGCAATTGATCAGCCAAATCTTGACGCCCCGCCGCTTCGGCCTTGGCAATCGCCGCATTGACCCGCTCGGACTGCATCTTGGCCGCATACGCGCGCAAATGGTCAGCAAGATCGGTGCGACCCGCCTTGTCCGCCTTTGCGATTGCCGCTTCAATTTCTGCCAAGGTTGCCATATACTGCTCTTATGCTTCTGATCTGGATTTGGGCCGCTGTCGGCTGCTACTTTCTGCTCTTGCTATCCGCCGTTGGCCTTGAGTTGGCCGTGGCGGGATCGATCCTGTTTGTGCTGTTTGCATTCCGCATCACTGTCCAAGCCCTTCGACTTCTCGCAGCAAATCCTCCAAAGACCCACCGCCAGTCTGCGAACCTGAACCATCAACCGGAGTAGCCTTCGGTGGGTTTTGCTCTAGCCATGTCGCCAGCGTGTTCCCTGGCTTGCCCAGATATACAGCCGCGTTATATAGCGCCTCTGCCGCCTTTTCCTGTGCGGCTTTCTTCGACAGCAGCCAAGCACGAAGGTCCGGCTCGCTGAGATTGCGCGGAACGGCGGTTTCCATTGCCAGTTTCATTTCGGCCTCGGACAGCGCGCCGAAGGTCACGGAACTGATCACATCAAGCCCGAGGCGGTTCATAGCGTTGGACAGCGAAGCCGAGGCCGACGAAACATCGGGGAAATACTTGGCGACGATGCCAGTGTTTGCGCCAGCGTCCAGAGCCGCGACAGCCGTATCAATCGTGACGATGTTAGACCGCACCTTGCCAAGCGCGTCAAATGCCTCGCCGGACTTCACAACAGCCTGCTTGCCTGCCTCTTTTGCCGCCTCTGCCATTGTGCCAAGATCGGCCTCAGTGGTCAGTTTGCCAGCCGTTGCCGCCGCCGCATTTGCCCCGCGCATTCCGGCTTCACTTGCCAGCGCCGCATCAACCGCCGCCTGCGCTTCCGGCCCTGAAATAACCGTGCCTGCCGCGTCGGTAACTTCCTTCGTTCCATCGCTGAACACCGTCACCGTCGTGCCGTTTGCATAGGCGTTGGACGACTGAACGCGCCGACCCTCGCCAAACACCTGCAACGCCGCATCAGGGTCAACAGATTGCAGCAACAACCCCAGCGAAGTCATGCCCGCCGCAGGGTCAGCCTTGATCGCCGCAGCCGTGGCGCGGGCAATATCAGCCTCCATCTGGTCGCCAGCATTTTCCGCCGCAACTGCGCGTTCCTCCAGCATTTGAACGGCAAGGTCAGCGCGTCCGGCCTTGATCGCGGTCACGCCCTTGAACAGGCTCGCCACGTCAGCATCCTTGCGCTCTTTCGTCTGGCCTTCCCACATCTTCGACATTTCGTCGGTCAAATCAGGATACTTTGCCGCCATCGCCGCGAAGTCCTGCGACGAATAGTTGCCAGAATCAATACGCTCGGCCAGCGACGCTAGATCGGCATTCATTGCCCTCTGTGCTGCCTGTGCCGCAACGCGATCCTCTTGCGCCTGATTGAATAGCGTCGTGTCCTGCGCGAATGCGGTTTGCGCCCGTTGATCAGCATTGGCATTGAGCGCCATTGATTGCTCGCCAGCGCGTTGCTGTTGACCGAAGGCCATGCCGCTTTGCATCGCCTGCACGGGGTCAATCACATCTAGGGCGTAATTAAACGGCTGCACCATATCAAAATGTCCATTTCTGCCAAGCGCCACCGCCCGGTGTCAAAGGTTGCGCCATGCCGCCAAGCGTATTCAGAATGCCGGAACCCGCGTTTGCCCATGCCTGACCGCTTGCCAGTGCAGACCCTGCTTGCGCTGCCCCACGATCACCAAGCGCCTGATTGACCTGTGAGGCCGTATTCTGTGCCGCCGTTCCCGTCTGTGCCGCCGCGTTCTGGCCATTCGCTGCAATGCCTCCCAACGTCGAAAGCTGCTTGTCGATCAAGGCTTGCAGCATTTGCGGGCGAAACTGTGCCAGCGCCGCTTGGGTATCGCCGCCGCGAAGCCCTCCAGTTGCCGCACGGTTTGCCAGCAATCCATATTCGCCCTGCCGCACCAACTCGCCAAACTGCGCGCCGCCGGACAGTTGATCAATCGCGGCCTGCTGTGCCTGTTGCGCCGTGGTCGTTCCACCGCCACCGATGCCAGCGAGGTCTAGCATACCTTTCAGCGCGCCTGTTCCGCTTTCGACATAGGGCTTAAGCAAGCCCTGCACCAAGTCAAACTGGCGGCGGCTTTCCGCGATCTGTGCATCAGCAGCAGCGCTTTGGGCTTTTGATGCCTTATTGGCCGCGCTGCTCTGGATCAGCGCTGATCCGACAGAACCCGCGATGCCTGCGACTAGAGGCCCCGGCATTTTTGATCCTCCAGATATTCCGAATACGTTTCGCCATACATTTCCATGCAGGCATGGCCGACATTCCCGATGCCGCACAAATGGCAGACCATCAGCACAACGTCGTAATAGCCCGCCCGCCAGACATAGCTTTTTTCATTCGCCAGCCCGCGCGCCTCGGCCTCGTTTGCCGCTTCCCACTTGAGTATCTGCAACACCAAGACAGGCTGCAAAACAGCGGAATACTGGCGATAGAAGTCATTCAGCGGCATCGTTGCGAAGATAGACCAAACCGCGCGCGAAACGTCATTGGGGTCAGCTCGATCACCATCAGCGGCATCGTCCAAGACCTGAATGACATTCCACAGGTCCAGAAGCCAAGATTGCGCCGTGGCAGGGATGCCAAGCGTTGTGAAGTGCGTTGCGAGATTGGTTTCTGCCGTCATTGCATCCTCGTGCGAGTGCCTGCCGGGTGGCGTGATGCGCGGCTGACGAAACATTACCCGCATTCCGCCCGCCAGTCAAGTTACCGCGCCCGGTGCGTCCGCTGGATCACGTACCGCACAGCCGTAATATCCCCCGGCCCATCGCAGACAACTTTGACCGTGCCGCCGTTGGCCTCCCACGTATCAAGCTGATAGGCGATTGCCGTGTATGCCAGCTTGTGCGGAACCCCGTTGCCTTTGGTGATCGGGTATTGGCTTGAATACAACTCACCGATTGCACCGCCCAGATCAATCGACATGACAAATTCATACAGGCCATTGGCAGTTGGGGTGAACGTCAACTCAATCCCGATTGCCACCCCGTCGCCGGATCGGCCCGTAATCACCGTGCCATCGTAGAATGTCACCACGTCAGCAGGTTTCTGCGTCTCAATCAGGATGCCCTTGTTATTCTCAAGCGGCTCCTGCACCCCCGCCACAATCGACTGTGTAGCGCCGTTGTGCGTATACGTTCCCCAGCCTGTTTGCGACTGAATAGCCTTAGTCGCATCCTCGAACCATTTCACCATGCGATGATCGCCGTGGGAAACCACGTTAACGACGTTTCGCGTTGGCAGGTTCAAATCACTCATACCGCCAGCACCTCGAACCGCGCCTCAAGCCGTGCGAAGGACAAATGCGCGCGGCTGTCACCTTGGAACCGCTGCACACGCCAGTTGCGGAAACTGCCCTGCCGATCCCACACAAGCCGCTTGGTGCGCTCACCCATCCGCCCAGCCCTGATATAGCGCGGCTGCGACCATGTTTCGCCATCAAGCGAATAACTGGCGGCAATCATCGGGTCATCCCCGACCGCAATATCACCAGACAGCGCCATGAGTTCCAACTCATGCACCTGCACCCCGCGCCCCTCGTTATAGGCGATTGGCGTCACAAACTCCCACTGGACCGCATCGCCGTAATGCGAGCCGACCGCATCGGACAGCACCCCGATCTTGGTTCCGAACGGGTCCGCCACATTCCATTGCCCGTAACACCACACAAACCCGCGCGCGCGGTATCCGGCTCCAGAGTTAAGAACATGCCACACAGGCTGACCGATAGCAGCGCTGGCATTGCCATCATACACAAGCGTCTTGCTCGGAAGGTGGATATAGAGAAAGTCATGGCCCAAGTCCGCACGGCTTTCGACAACCACGGTGGACAGCACGGCATCGCTATACGACTGCAATTCCGCGTCAATGTCCCGTGTCGAGATTTTAGCAGCCTGCGCCGATGATCCAAGCCATACCGAAGGCGGATCGTTCGGCCCGCTGCCGACGAATGCCAAAGCCTGCATAAACTCGCAGCAAGCCCGCGATCCAACCGCGCCCTTGGTGATCTGCGCCCCCTCGATCCGCGCAAACGGAAACGCGGTCCCCGGCTCAATGATAGCCCCGAAAACCTCAATGCTGTATCGGTTTACCGCATAGATTTCGCTGCGGATTTTCTGCAATGCCACGACAGGATCAGGGCTGACCTCTGACGACGCATAGCGCAGCACGTTGTAGGAAAACGGGTCGTTAATGTCGCTGGAAATCAGGAATTCGCCATCGGTCGAAACGAAGTAGCCATTGACCCACACCACATCAATCGACGTGCCAAGGTCAACATCCGTCACCTGCGTAAACGTGGTCCCGTCATACATATACAGGTTGCCGCCGCCATTGATCGCAAGATGGTCAAAGCTTTCATCAAACGTCACCCAATCGATGCCCGCGACGGTCCCAATTGTCACCATCACCCCCGCATCCGTCACGGAAATGAAGTTGTTGCCCATCACGCGATAATGCACCCCGCGCCACCGATACCCGCCGCGATTGGCCCCGCCAGCATCCGCAACAGTTACAATCCCGCTTGCGGGTTTCAGGTATCCCTCGGATAGGCCCGTGGTTTTCGGCACAGGCACAAGGTTCAATGGGAAAGCCGTGCGGAAGTCAGTGCCATCCGCCACGATACCCGACATGACGGGAATAGCTACCATCAGGCCACACGATACCAAGCATTGAGCGTGGCGTCATACATCAGGGTAAAGAACGCATTCGCCGCAAGCGTTGTGGGCGCACCCGTCACCGTTGTGCCGTTTCCGCTCACCACCAAAGCCGTGACAGCCTGAGTGCTGTTAACCTGCACCCGCTGCCCGTTTGACCGTGTGGCAGGCAGAACGATGGTGCCATCCGCATATCCCGCAACAGGCGTCAGGATCAGCCATGTGTCAGCCGCCGCAACAGTCACCGAGAACGCCGTTGCCGACGGGGCTGCGTATTGGTGCGTCAGTTTCGCCGGAAAGGTCAGGTTTGCATCAAGCCAAGACCGCAGCAAATCCAGCGACGCCTTGCGCGTGTCGCGGTCCGATCCGCTTGCGATTGGAAACTGGTCAGAGGACGACAGCGCCGTTGCACTGGTCAGATCGCCGATAGTTACGGTCATGTGCCGCTCCCGATTGTGAAAGTGCTATCAGACCCTGCGGCCAAATCCGTCTCAGGCACAGGCAGAGCAACCCCGCCATTGCCCGCGCCACCATACCCGCCAAAGCGCCGCGTCATGGGCTGCACGGTTCGCACCCGCACGGCGTCCATAGCCGCCTTGGCATTCATCAGCGTGATTGGCGATGGCGTCTTGCCGTAGTCAGGGCAGAGCCGCAGCGCAAGGTTGAGATACAGCGCCTCATAGGCCCAATCCGGCACGGCAGTATCCACGCCCAGCGCACCCTTGCCATCTCCACCAGAGAACCCAACGCGCATCCCAAGCGACCCGCCCCATGATGCCATCATGGCGTCGAGCTTTCGCAACGCCGTTTGCAGATCTTCGGGCTGGAGGTCAAATTCATAAGCGCCCTTTCCGATTTCGGAAAAGGCTTGCTGGATCACGTCAAGCTTGGACCATTGCGCCATCATGCGGCCCCTCTGATTATTGACATGTTTGCCGCCATCAGGTATTCATTGGTAAAGTGAGGGGATTGCTTATGTCTATGACTAAACGACCAGTCCGACAGATCAGAGTTGAAGGAGATGTTGCATTCATCACCCTCACCAGAGGGTTTGAATCCATTATTGACGCGGCAGACATTGGCCTTGTCATCGATACAAACTGGACCGCTTTCACTCCAAGAGGCCGCAAGAACATCTATGCTATGCGCAGAGAGGATAAGTCTTATGGGTCTGGATACCGCGCGCTGATGCACCGCCTCATCATGGGGTTCCCAGACATGCAGGTTGATCACATCAATGGGAATGGCCTTGATAACCGCAGATGCAATTTGCGCTTTGCTACGCACTCGCAAAACCAAATGAATAGAAGTGGCCCGGCCAAAAACGGGACAAGTGGGGTTCGCGGAGTGTCCTTCAACAAGACTTCCGGAAAGTGGGTCGCTTACATCGGGTTTGACGGGCGGCTCGTTCACCTTGGTAGCTTTCCAGACAAAGACACAGCCATTTTGGCTAGGAAGGAAGCTGCCGAAAAACACCACGGCAGCTTCCAAGGTAGGTAAGACCTACGATTGGTTTGCGATGATAATGCCGCACAGTTCGGGGTCAAGAACCGTGGTCGCATAGCGCGTCACACAGCGAACCGTGGTAACGCCCGTCAGCAGGTTCTGCGAATAGCCCATCGCCAGAGGAACGCCCTGCTTGGTGCGGGCCTTCATCCAGTTGACGCCTTGGTTAGACTGCACCGCAATATCGCCATAGTCCAGCGTCACAGCACCGTCAGAGAAGAACGCGTTAACGGGTTTCGTCACGGTATTCAGGAACGACACAGCCGCGCTGTTAGCCGCTTGTGCGGTGACGTTCCGGTAAGGGCCGCTGGCAATGATTGCCGGAGTGATGACAAGGTTCACAGTGCCCGCGCCGCTGATGATGCGGAAGGTCATCAACTGGCCAGTGTCGGTCTTGTCGACGTTGTGGACAGCGTTCACGCCAGCGATGGTGAAGGTGTCACCGTTCTTGGTGTTTGCGATGTTCGCGCCTTGCACAACCAGCGTCATCCGGCGGTTGTCAGTCGGCAGATCGCCCGTCATTGCCGACGGGGTGAACGACTGGTTGCCGTTGATCGTGGTGCCGGAAACCGTGCCAATAGCAGCAAGGTTGTATTGGGTGTCGGTGCGGAACGTTTCAAACGTCGCAATCGACGGAACCTGCGAACGGATGAACGCATCCTTCGACAGATCGCCCATGTAAGCGCGGTTGCCCAAGTCCTTCGCAACATCCTTGTAGTCGAAGGGGTTCAGGAACAGCTTGCGCGCACGGCCAGCCGGAACACCGCGCGACAGCATCAGCGCTTCCGCCTGTGCCGCGTCATCCCACGTCAGAACGCCGACCTTCTTCACCACGATAGCGGCCTGCAATGCAACGGTCGAAAGCAGGTTGGCTTCGATGTTGGCCGCAAGATCGAGTGCAGCCGCTTGGCCCGCACGTTCATAGTGCAGCGGGTCGCGGGTTTGCAGGAAGTTCATTTCGTAGCGCACGTTGTCAGGGGTGCGGAACGTGGTGGGAACCTGACGCTGGATCAGATCGGTCGAGGACCCGCCGGAAATGTCCACGCCAGTTTGCACGGCGGTGCGGTAGTTCTGCGGGCGATAGAACACGTCATTCGAGCGCTGCATCGAAGTGGCGTCGGGATACGACGTTTCAACAGCCTTGGACATGACGCAAGCAGCGTCGAACCCCTCCACGAGGTTCTCAAACATAATCTCAAGGTCTTTGGTAAACTGGTTAGCCATAATTGGCCTCCTTTGTTGCGTTGCCGATCAGATGCGCAGCGATAGAGGACGCTGGAGCCTGTGCAGATACGCGCCATACAGGAGGCGGGGCCTTGGGCATAAATTACAGCACAAGGCCCGTTAGGTCAAGACTTGACGCCAGAGGCTTGGCGGCGGCGCTTTTCGGCCAGATATGCCGTGTAGTCTCCCGTCGCCTCGGCCTTGTCGCGCAGTTTTTCCAGAGGGATTGCGCTGACAGCATCAACAGGGCTTCCACCGCCGCGCAGCTTGGTTTCCGGCGGGGGCGGGGCTTTTGTGGTCATCTGAATTTTCCCTTCGATCTGTGCCAGCCGATACGCGAATTTGTGGATTTCCTTGATGCCGGACAATTCCGCCAGCACCTTCGGCGTTTTCGAAAGAGCCGCCACAACCTTTGCCGGATCGGCGCTGGCATCCATCAGGGCCGACTGTTGCTGCGGGGTCAGGGCAGCGACAACGCGCGCCTGTGCATCATCATCAACCCCGACCTTGGCACGTTCCGAATGGTAGCGGTCCAGTTTGGCCTGATAGGCCTCGGCTGCGGCTTTGGCTCTGGCCTCTTCCTCAACCTTTGCCGCTTTGACCTTTTCTTGCGCCGCGACATAAGCCGCCATCTGGTCAGCGAATGTATCCTCATTGAACCCGCACTCTTCAAGCGACGGGCGCTTGATCTCAGGCTCTTTCGGCTTTGCCGCCGCTTCCAGTTCGGCCAGCCGCGCCTTGGCCTCACGCGCTTCCGCTGCCGCCGCCTTCTGGGCATCACGCGCGGCCTTTAGCGCCCGCTTGCCTTTGTCGCCCAACTCAGCCTCGACATCAGCGAATTCATCAACCTCAGGGTCTTCACCCTCAAGCGTGATGACAATCTCATCCGGCTCCGGCGTTTCCGCCTCAGCCTCGATCACATCAACTTGGTCTTCCGTCGCAACGTCCGCTTGACCGTCCAGCATTTTCGCTCCTTGCCCTATTGATTGATTGCGCCAGCAATGGCCTGCGCGGTCTTCAATGCGCTTTCCTGCTGACTGATCGGGATGCCCGCCAACGTTTCCGCCGTTTTGGCCTCAGTTTCCTTGGTGCGGGCAATGGCCAGCATCGTATCAGCCTCGGCCTTCATTGCCTTGGCCTTGGCTTCCATCGCCATTGCATCGGCAAGAATAGCCTGCGGATCAGGCGCTGGCGGTTGCTGCGCTGCGGCCAATTCCGCCATTTCCTCTTTCGTGGGCTTCACGACGCCCATCGCCACCAGCTTTGACCGCGACCAATCCCGCAACGATGCGATGCCCTCGCCCTCAAGGTTCATCAGCGCCGTGTGGGTTAGCACCGCCTGCATTTCCGGATCAGCCGTGACGCCGATCAGGTTAGAAATGGTGCGGACAATGGCAGATCGGCGACTTGCGCTTGTCGGCCCAACGTCCACTTCAACATCAAACGACGCCCGCGAAAAGTCAACTTCCGGCACCATCTCGCCCGTCTTCGCGTCTAGGATCATCCGGCCCAACTCAACAGTGCCGCGCTTGCCATCCGGCGAAAGCGTTTTCAGCTTGCGGCCCTTTTCAACATAGATTTCCGCTGCCATGCTTTGCCAGATTTCGGCAATGCGCCGCTCTGCATCGGCTGCGTTATCCATGTAGCCAAATGACTGCATGTCAATCCGGCCCTGCACCAGATCCATAGCAACACCAGACATATCCGGCTGCACCATTTCACCGTTCTGCGGGTTGCCCAACTGATCGGTGATGTCTTGCTTGGTCAGGCTAACCAGTGCGGCAACGGCAGGCGCAACATCAGGTGACTTGGTGAATCCAATCGGCCCCGATGCAATTGCATTGCCCTGCGCGTCCGTCAGTTTCGACACCCGCAGGAATGCGTTGTTGTCGATATGGTCATTCTGCCACTCTGCGGCATACGAGTTGATTTGCTCGTCAATGAAGATCGGCTTTTCAATGCCAGACGATGCCGCAGTTTCCGCGACCTTGCTGACTTGCAGGTTATAGACGATCTGCGGGTCCATGCTTTTCAGCACATGCCCGCGAAAGCTTTCCACATTGCTGATCACTGTGCGATGCCCATACTGCGGCACCAACGGGATTTCACGGCCCGGAATGATGTCGCCATCTTCCAGAACCTTCGCACCGTTCAGGACATACTTGCGGACCTGATCAACCTCTTCCTTGCGCGGTTCAATCTCAACAAAGCCCGTCGCCAGAAGGTCAGTCACTTCATCGTCGGCAATGTCATCAACAAGGAACTCTTGCACCTCGTCGCCAAAACCTTTGAACACGCGATAGGTATCGATCCGGTCTTCTTTGACGAAATATTCGCAGACGAAAACCAAGTCAGTGCCATCGCCAAACCAGTTGAACTTATACTGGCCCACCAACTCCGAAGGCCAGCTTGCAGCATCCTCGCCATACTCAGCAACAAACGCACGGCGCGTCCAAGGCGTGATCAGAAACGCATGTTCTGCGTCAGACTTGTCTTTCAGTTTGGAGTTGGCGTCAAAGAACAGGCTGCTTTCAGCGTCATTGATCGGCTCAAGACAGATGCGCTGATATTCGTCGCTCTCGTATTCGGCCCGCAGGCGAACACCGCCGATACCGCCCTCAACCGCGCTATCGAATGCCATGTCGCGCGCCTCACGCCCTCGCGCATCGCAGGTATCGGCCCGAAAGCGGCTGGCACAAGCATCGGACAGCGCATCCGCATCGCTGCCGTCCGCCGGGATAAACTTGGCCTCGATCCGGCTCTTGCGGTATTCGTTTTTGATCCGCGTCACAGCGCCGGAAATGTGGTCGATCTCAAGCCGCATCCGGTTTTGGAATTGCTGTTCGCTATCCCATTCCCACTGCGCGCCACGAATATTGACGAACCGACGCGACATAAGCGCATTTTCACGGTCGCGGCGCGTGGCGTTGTAGCTTTCGTCGAACTGAGCCAAAGCCGTTGCGTGGATTTCTGCAAGGCGCTGGGCTTTGGATTTTCTCGGCATGGTTTCCCCCATTTCGCGGCACTCTACTACATTCGGCGATTAGCGCCAAGCCCTGCGCGCATGGGCATCGGGACGATAGGCTTTGGCGGGGCTGAAACCATCTGCGGGAATAGGTCAGTCATGGCCCAGACCAACGCGTCTACACGATCCGGCGACCCATCGCCATCATAACCGCTTGTGGTCATCTGTGTCATCTGGTTCTCCAAAACCGCAAACGAACCGACATGGGCGATCTTGCCTTGCTCATACAGCGCCGCGATAGGCTCGGCCCTGACATGCTTTCCACGGCTGGCCCGAACCTCGATAACCTTAACCGTCGGATCAATCGTGCGGATGGTATGCGCCACCATGTCGCCGCCTTGGTTGACCTCCACCACAATCCCGTCAGCCTGCCAAGAGCGATATAGGGACACGGCCCGTCGCGCCCATTCCATAGGGCTGCCGGAAATGCTGGCATCCTCCAGAACGATGCCACGCTGATCATCTGTTAGCCCCGCCACGATGATGCCGTGTTCGTCGCTCGCCTCTGTATTTGTTACGGCAGGGTCAACAGATACGACAATACGCCGCAACTGTGGGGCCTCTCGCAGACGGTATGTGTCTAGCGTTGCCATCGACCACAGCGCGCCGGGAAGGTCGCCAAGGATTTCCGCGTTCAATTCCTGCCGACCCAATCGAGTGCCAGCGTAGCGAGCCTGGATGCGGTCGAGGAATGATCCCGCAAGGTTGGTGCGGTTGTCCATCGTTGACCCGCGCGTGATATGAACGCGGCCTTCCTGACCCGCCACGATAGCCTTGATCAACTCAATCGGGCGCGGCGTTGTGGTGACGATCTGGCGCGGGTGCTTGCCAAGGCGCAGGCCAAACTGCGCTTGATCCCAAGTCTCGCGGGCGTACCTCCATTTCGCCAACTCATCATGCCACAGGAAATCGTGCTGAGGCCCGCGAAGTTGATCCGGCTCTGTGGCGTTGTATGTGAACGCCTCGGCCCCGTTGGCGAACGTTATGCTGCGCTTGGACGACTTATAGACGGGCCGATCTGCCTTCGGGAATATCCGCAGCAACTCAGCCACCATCACGTCGCGCGCGTCTGCCGCTGTTTCTGCGACAAGGCCAATGCGCCCAGACCTATTGCTTTCGACTTCCTCGCGGACCATTTCCGCGCCCGTGCGGGTTTTCCCAAACCCACGGCCCGCCAGAACCATCCATATATCCCAATCACCGTCCGGCGCGATCTGCTCTGGACGTGCATTAAAGCCCCGCCAATCGTATAGCAGGGCTTCGGCCTCGGCGTCTGTAAGGTCTGCCAATACAGCGGCCCGCTCACTCGGCGGAAGGAGTGCCAGCCGCTCTGATACGCTGCTCAATGTCTGCAAGCCTCTCTGCTAGGCGCTGCGTTGCTGGAACGTCTGGGGTAATGTCCTTGCCGTTTGTCGTATGATCTACTGGCTGCACAGGCGCGCCAAGGCCCCGCGTCTCGCTATCGGTCAGCAGCTTCAACATGGCGGCTTCGACAAACTCGGACAGCACTTCCTCTGTCGACAGTTCCACCATGCGGGCCTCTGCCGCGCGAAGGATGCGCTCACGAATGCGAATAGCCGCCTCAGCATTGCGCAAGGCGGCTTCGGCGGTTGTCATTTCAAGGCGTTTTTGCTCGGAAGTTTTTCCGTTCGGATTTGCGCGATTGCCAGCCCCGAAGCGCGTTGCAGGGGACGGGTTTGGATTTCCTGGCTTTCCCTTTTTTTCCGTCATTAGGAAACTTACCACTTGTGCTAAGTGTCGTCAAAAGGGCGGCCGTTACACCGCCCTGATGGTGTTACTCGACGATGGCCCAATCTTCGGCCAACATGTCGGTCTGCGATGCCAGCCACGGGACGAAGCTATTGTCGGCTGTCTTCATGCCGATCCAGTCAAGCAGGCGAGGAACCCTGCTCGTCCAATCGTGGTCGTGTTCGTTGATAGGCCCGAAGCCGTTGTTGTGAAGCGTGACGTCACGGCCACGGATCATCTTCAGCCACATCCCCTTGCCATTCCAGCCCGAACGGGCCACTTTCTTTCTGGCCTTCATGGCGCGGATTGCATCACCAAAATCCATGGTCACTCATCCATCTCGCAGGAACCGTCATGCTCACACGCGGCGCGGGGGGCGGGGTTCTTGCAGGTGGGGTTATTCCAGTAGAGGATGGTCGTGCCATCTGCGGACATGATCGGCGTGAACTGGGTGATGTCGCAGTTTGCGGATGCGGCACCTGCGGGCGCGTCGGCGAGTGCGGTTGATGCCAGTGCAAACGATGCGAGTGCGGCGAAGATGGATTTCATGGGTGGTCTCCTTGCTTTTGCGCCGTATCCCGACGCTGGAAAGTTGATTATGCCTGATTTTGCAGGTGGTGGCAAGTTGCGCCATACTCCGGCAAGCCAAACGCTATTGCAGCGACAGCTAGCGCGACCTTACGCGGGGTGGGGCGAGTTCCGGCGCGATACTCTGCCAGATGCGTTTGCGAAAGGCCGACAGTGGCAGCGAGTTGCTGCCATGTCATGCCTTGCTGATCCTTGAAGCGGCTCCAGTCTGCGGGGGTCATGCTGCCCACGCGGCAAGATACCAGCCAACCTTATTTGAGTTCGGTATCACCCCGTAAAAATGCACTTCACCATCCTTGGTGATGCGATACTTCACGCCACGGTTGGCAGCTTCTGCTTTGGCTTGGGCGCGGGTCATCTTTTCCATTTTCGTTCTCCGTTTGTGGCTTTCGCTGTTTCCATACATAGACATTAGCCAATATTGATAAGCCATGCAAGGGGAAAATGCAGATATTGAGAAGATAGTTGCGCGGGCTTCGGGCGGAGTAATGTGGCCTCAAATTCCCGTTCCCGCGCTTCGGATGATTGGCGCGCATGCAACGCCACATCGCCCCCTCTATCCGATTAGGGCCAGTTTATAGCCGTGGTCGGGCTAGGCGGTCAAAGGTTGCTCAAGCGGTTCGCGTTAGCCTCAAGTTCATCGACGTTCCGGCGCATTGCGGCGATAACGCCATTGATTGCCGGAATAAGCCCATCCGTCTCAGGCCCACACAAAGATTCATCAGGGTCAACAGGCCATGAGCCATTCAGCCGCATCAGTTCATTGGTAGTTCGATGTTTCACGTCAGCAATCCTGCCACTCAGGTCAAGCAACTGCTGAAATATTCCATCAATGTTTTTACTCATGAGGCTGTCGGATGATCCTGCGGTAGCGATGCCGGAAAAACCGTGCTGAGTTTTGTGGTTCATTTGGTTTCCTTTGTGTTGATTGTTCATTTAGGCGTCATCCCCCACATAGGCGCAATGGTATGTGACGGACACGTGCGGCTCTGCACGCTGGATTTGCAGGCCCATGCCGTTGCCCGCGAGTTCGCACATCGACTTGTCGTAGAACATGCCGATTGCGACAGGATCGGTCATGGTGGACAGTTTCAGGATCAGAAGCCATGTCATCACGATACCCTCCGTGTTTTGAATACACCGCGCGTTGCGAATAGGCGGGATGCCTGCGCGCGGCCTTCTTCGGTCAGGCGATACCCACGCGCGCCTTGAGGCAGATAGACAGCTTCCACCAGACCACGGCGGACACATGTCATCAGCCCTTCTTTGGCCCCAGCGTGGACAATGCGCGCGCGTGCGGCGATGTCGTCTGCCGTGTATTCTCGGCCCATGCCAGCGCTTGACACCATCGCAATGAGGACAGGATCGATGTATGCGCTCATGCTGCAAACTCCCATGTCTTGGCGCAATGGTGGCAATGCGCGCCCGGTGGGTCATAGTAGACCGATACACACTTTTCGTCAGGCTTAGTGCGCGTATGGCTGCACACGGGGCATGTCGTCTTGCGGCTTCCGCCTGCTGGCGGGGTTATGCCTGCCCAGATGAGGTCTTCCCACCAGATCAGGTCTGTATGGATGTTCATAGGTCAAACCCTTCCTGCACGGCTGGCGGCGCTGGGGGCGCTATAAACAGATCAGGCTGGCGATAGGCTTGCTCAACGCGGCGGCAGGCTATGTCAAAATAGTCTGGGTCCAACTCAATTCCGATGCCCTTGCGGCCCATCTTTGCGCAGGCGACAAGTGTTGTGCCGCTGCCCATGAATGGGTCAAGGATGGTTTTCGCGTTTGGCAGGAAGCCCAAGCACCATTCCATAAGGGCGAGTGGCTTTTGGGTTGGGTGCTGCTTGCCGCCGTCCATGTTCATCGGGCGCATCACAAAACGACGCGCCACCATATCCAGATTTGACCACGCCAACTCTACGTCTGCAAAGTCGCGCCCTGCATTGTCCTTGTCCCAAACAAGCGGCGCACGAGTCGGAGGTAGGTCAAAGCAGTTTCCGCCCCAAATAATGGTAGGAATACCGAGCGCCATAATCTTCGATACATCGGCGGGAGCATCATCCCAAGACTTACCACCCAAGCCACGACTAACCGCAAGGCGGGCGCTGCTGGTGATGCCAATCCCATACGGCGGGTCCGTAACAACCGCATCGACCCTTCCAATCAGCGGCATGACTTGCTGGCAATCGCCCAAGATCAGGCGACAATCACCGATCCGTTCTTCTTTCACGATGCCCATTTGCGGAAAGCCTCCCGAATGATGAAAGCCCGCGCGAAAGACAGCACGAAGAACATTCCCGTGATGCCAGCGGACTGCCCAGCGCTTGGCATTAAGCCCCACAATGGCAGCAGCGCATAGGTGGCACACCACGACACGGCAAGACCTACGGCGGCATTTGCCAGCGCCTCAACAGCGCTAAGCCCCTTGCCCGCTGTGCCTGCATCGTGTAAATTCTGTTTATCCATTGGCGCGATCTCCTTGCTGGTTATGCGCTGATGTGGGGCGGGTGTTTTCGGCATCCGCCCCTTTTGTTTAGCATGTGGCGATGGCGGATCATAGCATTAGTTGATCCACGGCCAGCAAATTCGGGTCCACATTCTGGCCGTGCATGTGCTGCCATTTGTGCGCCGACGTGATGTTTGTATGATTTGGTACGCGGCCACCCCAGTTTTTCTGCGTGATGACCTGCGACACCATGCCAAGGCTGATCCCCGTGCCATCCGCGATTTCGGCATAGCTGCAATCCCATTCGCGCGGGTTTGCATAGGCCCATATGCGATAGGCCAAGGCTTCCATGTGAGGGGTCATGCTGCACCTGTGGGAGGAGGCGGAAGGGGCATCCAGTGGGTTGGCTCATGTGGGTGATACCTGAAGTCATCACACTCGTCATCGTCCCAGCATAGATGCTCACAATTCCACATACCGATCTCCCAAGCTCCGTTTACAAAAATCAGGCATTTGACGTATTCATAGCTTCTCAGCCCTGGCTTTTCTGGAAGCTTGTTTTTTGTCTCATACAATGGCAAGTCAATATTCATGCTGTTCTCCTGATGTCGATTTCAAAGGGTGGCTTGGGAAGGGATACGCGCATCGTGATCGGATTACGGCTGCCCTCGACGGCATGCTTTTCGATCACCCACACGTCGCGTGTTGGCACGGCGTCCGGCGCTCTGGACGTGGAGCGCGGATTGTAATCCACAAACACAAGCCCGTTATCTCGCGCGTAGCTTCTGACGGTGTGGCGCTTGACGCCCATCGCCTCGGCGGTTTGATCGACGGTCAGGCCGCGCGTGATGCAGTCCTGATATGCTGCCAGCTTCTTCGGGTCCGGCCCGTTGCGTGGTTTGGTCATTGGATTGCCCCATACATGACGCGCTGGCGTTTACTCCACATATCAACCTCCCACCGACGCACCTTGCCTGCGCGGGTGAGAATTCCCAGCGCCGCGTCAACCTCTGATCTGTGAACCTGCGTCCGCTTGCGAATATCGAACATCGACATCGGACCACGGCACAGCATGATGTAGATCCGGTCAGCCACGACTTCCGCGCGCTCTGACTGCGCTTCGGCGGTAAGGCGACTGTTGCAGATGATTTGCGGGCGGTGGCCTTCGTTGCGGCAACGCGCGGCCATGTCGTCGGCCAGTGCAATCTCGCGGCTTGGCGTCATGTAGGACGGCAGGCGGTAGGCGTTGGCGATGATGGTTTCGTCTTGTGTCATTCCATTGCCTCCCGTGCGATACGTGCCATGCGGCGCACTGTGCCGTTGGCGTTGGGGGTTTCGCAAGCAGCGATGCGGTTGAGCCGCTCTTGCAGCGTGTGGGCCATGCGCGCCTTGTCTTTGTATTGGTCCCTGCACCATTCGTAGGAAATGCGGTGGCAATACCCATCGGCCCATCCTTGGCGCGCGTCATGCCTCGCTCGCGTCAGCGCCCCGCCGCTGATCCAGTCTGCGATGCGTTCACGTAGGGTCATTTGCGGGCCTCTGGCGCAGTTGGGGTGAAAGGCGACTGCGCCCATTCGCAATCAGCTACGTCGTGTTTTTGCTGACATGCACCCTCTACAACCTGAAAAAACAGGAAGGTAAAGAAAGCCGTCATAGCAACACCAGTCAAAAAAGCCTGCCCCTCGTCACTCATTCCGCCACCTCGATCTTGATTTGCATGCCATCCGGTGAGGTGTAGACGCCGGGAATGTGCAGGCCGTCGCGGGTGGGAAAGGTGAAGGTTACAAGCTGGAATGGCTCTTCGTATACCCAAGAAGGTGTTTTAATCAGTGGATATATCGTCTGCATAACACCATGCATCACCACCTCGCCGATCACGGGCTTGGGCTGGACGCGGTAGATAGTATGATTATCCCAGATTGGAGATTTAACACTTGCTCCGGTGCAATACTCAATCACCTCACCACGATGCGCGGCCAGCAGCAGCGCGCCCTTGGTGGCGTCGTCCAGTTCGCCAAATGGCTTGTCGATTTTCGTCAGGTCCATCACACACCGCCAATCATTTTGCGAAGTTGCTTTTCTTGGGCATCCCCTGCGGCATCTAATGCGGCAGTCCGTGCAGCAGCCCCTGAGGCAGCCCATGCAGCAGCCAGTGCGGAAACCCGTGCCGCATCCAGTGCCGCATCCAGTGCAGCAGCCCGTGCGGCAGTCCGTGCAGCAGCCCCTGAGGTAGCCCCTGAGGCAGCCCATGCAGCAGCCCGTGCGTCAGCCCGCTCTTTGTCCGTCGCATCATCATTCCGCAGAATTGCGATCTGATCACGCACACGCGCATCATTTGGGCGTTCATCCTCGAATAAATGCAGCACCTGATCCGCGCACCACGCCTGAAAATGACGCGTAAGCCGATCATCTGGCATTGCGAATGACAGAACCCACAGCGCATCATCAAGGCCGTTGCTGTCAAGCACGGTCAGCAGCGGCAGCGGTTCGTCGTCGGCCTTGGTTTTGCCAAGATGCGCCAGCAGTTTCTCCCACCCTTCGCGGCAGGGTCTGTTCGCGCGAATGCGGGCTAGCGTGGTGGTTGATTTGTATGTCAGGTCCATGTGTGTTATCCTTGCTTGGTGATTTATCATTGCACAGTGCCGTTACGCCTGCAAGAGTTATTCCATCCGCTTCGGCGAAAATCCAACATCGCGCAGAATGTCGGCGGCACGTTCTGCGGTGACGCGCTCACGGGGTTGTTCCGGCGCGGTGAATACTGGCAATGCCGCGCCGTTTGCAGCATCGAACCGAGCAATCAACAGCTTTGCCAGCCGAAGCCTTTCCGTCTCATGCATGCATCTGGTGCTGATTTCACCCGGAAGCGGCTTGAACCTATGCCGTTCATTCTCTGCGCTGATCCACCAGCGGCAAGCATCGGCAACGGCCCATGCCGGATAGTTGGATAACGTCGCGGCCCAATCGTCGGCCATGGCCTCCACAACCCGCGCGTCTGTTGATGCGGTGAAGTAGTGGCTGAGAAGGGCTGCAATGCGCGACAGAAGCCACGAACGCGGCGCAGGACGTGCCAGCCAATCAGCTAGCGCTGCGCCATCATCCCGCGCGGCTTTCGTCTCGAAGTGCTGCCCGTTGAAACCCGTCGAATAGGTTTTGATGTGCGCTGCCTGATCTGGCGTTGCCACCCGCGTTAGGTCTAGCCCTGCCAATCCAAGTTCGCCAACCTGCGTCCCAATCTGCGTAGATGGTGCCTTTGGCGATGTGGTAATCTCTGAACTTGTCGGCTTCATTTTCGGCATCCCTTTCTGTGAAACCTTTTTCGGCGGCGTCCTGCATGTTTCTCGGGCTTGGAACCCATCCGTCTGGCAGTCTGCATCGGCGTTTTTGCTTAGAAGCTTTAGCTTCTACTCTTTCTGTATCTGGTTCTGGTTCTGTATGGCTAGGTTTTGGCTCAGCCATGGCGTTCGCTAAGCCATTGCTTTTCCTTGGTTTACTTGCGTTTTCGCGCTGTTTATCTTGAAACATCCCAAGATTATCCAGCTCTTTATTCGCGCGTAAATTGGAGATAATCCCAAGATCAGCCGATATTTTCCCCATGCCGATCAGTTTCGCGCGGTATCCAGACCACGCCCTGACGCTGCATCCGAGGTTGCCAGCGATAAATCTCGGCTCGTCAGGAAGCGCTCCGCCATGCATGTAGATCAGGTCAAGAATGAGCCTATACGCGCTCTTGAGGTCAAATGGCATGGCCACTGTCCCCTCAAAAAAGTCTCGTGGATACGCCTTGTAATATGGCAATCCGTTCATTGGGAAAACGCCCTCTTTGGGGCAGGGTCTTGCATCACGGCACCACCCATGATAACAACAACCTGCGATGTGATGCCGCAACCATACGCCGCCACCACGGCAAAAGCAAGGCCGCGCCCGAAAAGCGCGGCTTTGTTCATTTCATAGCCTTGGACTGCATCGCCCTGACATGCGCGCGATACGCCGACCAGTCCGCAAACCCGTGCAGCCGCGCCGCGTGGTTCTCGGCAGTCTCACGGCGGCATTTTTCGCCCTCCTCGATGATTGCCGCGCGTTCCTCCACGGCGTCGATCAAGTCCCAGAGTTCCACTTTTTCACCCCGTGCATGATAGCCGTGTGGTCGCGGCCCATTGATCGGCCAATGTCCGCGTAGGAAACGCCAGCGCCCTTGGCTATGCCAAAGCACTCATGACGCGCTCTTACGATATGCGCCTGACGGTTTCTGCCCAATATTTCCGCCTGCGTTATCCCGTGGGTTTCCGCCACATCGTCAACTATAGACATGACGGTTAGGTGCGTCTCTGCGTCTGGCAGTCGCTGCGAAGGCTTAGGAAGCAATCGCCGCAGTTCTGCGGTCAGGTCCAGAACACGCGCTTCTAGCCGATCTACACGCCGCCGTAGCGCGTGGGTTTCGTCAGTGATAATGTGTGTCATGTGATCGGTCCTTTGACCTGCAAGCGCACAAGGTTCCCCGCTTCTTTCGTCGGAACCCCCCATTCAAACAGGCGCGCCCGCACATCGTCAATAGACCGCACCACGGCGCACCGATAGCCGAACTCGGACAGCCGCTTGATTATCGCAGCCTGCTCTTTCGACACGCTGCCTGTAGGTGCTTTGACCTCGAAGAACATGGCAGGCACATGCTGCCACGTTATCACCTGAATGTCAGGGAAGCCCGCTACCTGACCCATGACTTTCTTGCGCGCCCCGTCCAGCATTCCAGCCTTGCCTCCGCGCACCCCTTCATTGGCGCTATGATGGATAATGGCATCCGGCAGGACCGCGCGCAGCCATGCGATGATAGATCGGTGAATTTTTGCCTCAGTCATGCTGCACCGCCTTGGCCGCTGCGAGGGCGGTGGCAGTCGCAGAAGTTGCGCGACGAAAATATTTCAGCCAAGCGTCGCGGGCCTTGCTTTTGGGAGATTTCGCATCACCGATCCTATTTTTGTCATTCGGCAGCCGGTGGTATGCCTCGCGCAATTCACCCGCCACCAGTGTTTTTTCTGCCGCCTCCACCAGCCGCGCAATCACCTCGTCGCGGGGGTCGGGCTTCTTGCCCGCAACCATATTGTCGATCTGCGTCAGTAACCCCGTAAGGTCTCCAAGCGGTCGCCAGTCTTTATTGTCTGGGTAATGCTTTGCTATCAGCGCGTCAGCCAATGTTAGTGCATACTGATAGGCTTGTTCGTAGTCTGCTATGCGGCGGTCTGGCTGCGGTTCGACGCCCCACGTCGCTATCGCCCGCATCGCGTGGCTCAAATCTTCTTGGGCCTGATCTCGGATAGTCGTTTCGCAATAGGCCATCGCATGTTCGCGCGAACTGAACCCTGTCTGACCGCGATGGTTAGGGTTTGCGTTCCATTGCCCAAAGCCACGGTGCGGATCGGAATTGGGTTCAAACGGGATAAGGACATAGGCAAAAAAACCATCACCATCTGCTCGCCAGCATGATGGGTTTGGACTGTCCTCGTCCTTGTGCCAGTCAAATACCAGCGGCTTGACCCTCACCTGCGTGGGAACGGCGGCAAGGTCGGCGGGATCATAGGTGGCGGCGAAAATGTCGGGCTTGCACGGGTAGAACTCGCCCTTAACGCCTTTGATGATGTAGTCGCCAATGTTGGCATTCATCGCGCCTTCAAGCGTGTAGATTTTAAGCCCCTCGCGCTGGACCAAATCTTCATACTTCCCCCACATCATCCCCGCGTGGTTTGTGCGAGTGTCTGGCGGCCCATCCGTAAAGCAGATCACAGCGCGAAGGTTGTCGCCTGTCCATTGGATCGCATCAATAACGACAGGTTTCTTGCGGTAGCGTTCCGGTGCGGTCATTTGTTCACTCCCTCAGAAAAGATCACCCTGACCGCTTGGCGCGCTTGGCTTTCCAGATCGGCGCGGCGTGGGTTGAATTTGTTTGTCACCGCGATCTGCGCCCGCAGGCTTTGCAGCCGTTGGAACGCCTGTTGCTGCGTCTCGGCGCGCGACTGCATCCGCCTCGTGTGAAGTGCAGAACCACAACCTGCCGCGCTTGTCTGGGGCGAGCTTGGTGTAGAGACCTGGGAGTCGGATTGCCAAAGGCGTTTCCACGCCGCAACGATAGCATTTCCCCACATCACAAGCTCACCTTACACGCCCAAGCGGCCCCAGCCTTGAAGGCGCGGGTTGTGACCGCATCCAACTCCGCTTGGGTCTGCGGCAGCTTCGACCCGTTCAGCCAAACCTCCAGCTTATCCAGCGTCTTGCGCGATGGAGTGACAAGCCCGTTGTTGATGTTGTAGATCGCCCGCACCGCCACACCTGACGCATCGGCAACCGCCGTTGGCGACATTCCGGCAATCGCCGCCTTGATTTCATCGACTGTCATTTTGCACTTTCCTTGCCATTTGCCCTTGCATAATGCCGCGCGTTTGGTATGGTGTCAAGACCAAGCAAGGAGCAAAACCAATGACCGACATTAACGCAACCGAGGCCGAACTGCGCCAATTTATCGAGCGGGCAGAACAGCTTGCCGCTGAGAAAAAAGACATCACCGATCAGGAAAAGGAGTTGTTCGCCGAAGCCAAGGGGCGCGGATACGAAACCAAGGTGATGAAGAAAGTGATCCGCGACCGCAAGATCGCCCGCGACGCTCTAGCCGAGTTCGAGGCTATCGAGGACATGTATCGCAACGCGCTGGGCATGGTGTGATCATGACCGCGCACAAGAACGTATTCACCGCGCTGTCAGCCGCACAAATGGCAATGGAGCCTGTCATCAAGGGCGCAATCAACCCAGCGTTCAAGGGCGAGGGGAAACCGAAAGGCACCGCCTATGCAGATCTGTCTGACGTTGTGTCAGCGGTTCGACCCGCGCTTGTCGAAAATGGTCTGGCATACTTTCACCAGATTATCCGCACCGAAGGCGGCGGACTGGACATGCGAACATCACTTGTGCATGGGGAAAGCGAAACGCGGATTGATTGCGACGTTCCGCTTATTGTCAGCAAGAACGACATGCAGGGCATGAAGTCCGCTACCACATATGCCAAGCGGATCGGGCTTGAAAGTGTCACTGGCATCGCGCCGGAGGATGACGATGGCAACGCCGCTGCGAAGGCTGCACCGAAGCCGGACCGTCCTAAAAATCAGGACGCTATCGATGGAACGCATGAGGTCTCCGTTGGTTCGGCTTGCGTCATGCTGTCCAGTGCCGACAGCCTCGACGATCTGGCAGGCGTATGGCGGACGCTGGCAAAGCCCGTTCAGGCCGATACCCGCGTGATTGCCGAGAAAGACAAGCGAAAGACCCAACTGCAAGGAATGCGCGACGACCTTGGGCAAGACAAAATTCCATATTGAGGGGAATGACATGCAAGTGACCAAACTTCACAACAACCCGCCGAACCCGATTGACGAGGCGCTAGAGCCGTTTGGCGATACCATCACTGAGGCAGAAGGCTGGCTTGACGGGAAGCCTGTTGAAACCGAAGGCCAGATGAAGGCGGTTGATGCGCTGACCAAGGAAATCAAAGCGGCAAAGAAAGCCGTCGAGGCTGCTGAGGAAAGCGCCGCGAAACCGATCTATGACCAGTGGAAGGCGGAGAAGGCCAAGTTTGCGCCGACTATCACTGACCTTGACCGCATCGTGAAAGGGCTTGTCGCGGCGGTGGACACGTTCAAGCGCAAGCTGGCAGCGGAAAAGGAGGCCGCGCGCAAGAAGGCCGAGGCCGAGGCGTGGGAGGCCACCCGAAAGGCGCAGGAAGCCGCGCGCATGGCGGACGCCAGCAACATCGAGGCGCAGCGCCAAGCCGCAGCCGCACAGGCTCAGGCAGAGGCTGCGCAGCGGGCAGCTATGGCGGCGAAGAATGACACCGTGAAGGGTATGCGCTGGTATGATTGCTATGAGATCATCGACCATCGCAAAGCGCTGCACTGGATCGCGGCAAATGATCGGGATGCCATGACCGCCTTTATTGAGGCATATGTGGCGAAAAACGCAAAGCGGATGCCGGAAGATGCGGTTCGCAATTACAAAGAGAAAAGGGCAATCTGATGCAAATTCTGACAATCGCAGGCACAGTCGGCAAGGATGCCGTTCTGCGTAACACGCAAGGCGGCGAGGCCGTGCTGAATTTCTCGCTGGCCGTGGACAACGGAAAAGACGCGCAGGGCAACAAGCGCGATGCAACGTGGTATGATTGCTCGATCTGGGGCAAGCGCGCCACGTCGCTGCAAAATCACATCACCAAGGGCGGCAAGCTGACACTCAGCGGCAGGCCCACGGCGCGCGCGCACGATGGCAAAGCGTATCTTGGCATCACAGTCAATGATCTGTCATTCCAAGGCGGCGGCAAGTCCGATGGCCAACGGCAGGACGACGAACCACGCGGCGGTCAGGGTGGATCTGAGACTGGATATGGGCGCACCGATTTAGACGATGAAATCCCGTTCTGACATGACACGCAATCACAACGAAAGCCGCGCGCTGAATACCATGCGAAACCTCGTCGCGGAGGGGTGGGCCGATGAATGCCTGCTGGTCGATACCGCCGCGCAGGTGATCGGCGGTGATGAGGCGGCAAAACTGACAGCCCAGCGCGTGTTTGATCGGCATTTCAAAATCATGGGGGCGAATTGATGACAGACGACCTACTTGGGGGGCGTAAGCACCGCATCAAAGCCCTCGAACTCGCCCTGACCCAATCCCGCGCAGAAACCGCTGCGGCTGTGGCAGAAGCGCACGCCTGCGGAGAAGAACGCGCCGCATGGAAAGAAAAAGCAGAGTGGGCGCAGGGACAGCTTGCAGTGTGGTCCAATCGTGTGATTACATTACATACTTCATCCCTGCCCACCCCCGATCAAAACGCCGCGATGGACGCTGTGCGGGCAGAAGCACGGGCGCAGGGGATGCGGGAGGCGGCAAAGATATGTCAAACTCTCGGCCCTCTTGGAGGGGTTACCCCAAATCCCCGCGCGGAGTGGAAAACTCATGCAGATAATTTGGCGCATGCCATCCTCGCCGCCATCAAAGGAGCCAAAGCATGACCGCGCTGAAACCATGCCCGTTTTGCGGTGAAAAGATGCCGCCACATGACGATACCGCGTGGGTTCGCTGCTACGGCTGCGGCGCTGAAACAGGATGGCGTCCCACTGGTGATGAAGCCGCAGCCGCATGGAACACCCGCGCCGACCTGCACGACGCCACCAATGCGCAACTGGCGAAGGCGGTGGAGGCGCTAATTGATACGACATCACATCTTGTGGCTGCACTAAGTTTGCTTGAGCAAGGCGGAAAGAAAGCTGCACCATCAGACAAGATGTTTGACCAAATGCTTAGAGACTACGCCGCAAGCATCAACCGATCACGAGCTGTGCTGCTAGATATTGGGAAAGGCACAAGTTGAAAGACAAACCGCCTACACCAATGGTTAAGCTGGCGGGGGGTAAACTCTCGCCAGTCACCGCGTTTGACGCCGAGGAACTTGCAGCATATCCAAACGGCACGGAGTTTGACCTAGTGCCGCGCGGCAAGCGTAGCCTTCCGCACCACCGCCTATACTGGCAGGCCCTCACACGCGCCGTAGAGGCCACAGGACGATGGCAATCGCGTGAGGCGCTACACACAGCGCTAAAGGTGCGGATGGGCCTTGTGGAGCCGATCTATGACCTTCGCGGCAACGTCACAGGGATGATGCCGCACTCAACTGCCTTCGGGGCAATGACGCAGCCGGAGTTTCGCGCGTATTTCGACAAGGCTATGGCTGCACTGTCGGAGGCTTGCGGCTTTGACGTTCTGGCGTTTGTCGATGCCTGATCTAGCTGGACGCGGCCCACTCGGACAAAAGCAACCCAAGCCACCGAAGAAGCCGCGCAAGCGCCTGCCAAAGCAATCAGCCAAGCGCAAAGCCTATCTTGCATCGCCGGAGCGCGAAGAAGGCAAAGCGCACATGGCGCGGGTCGCAGAATTGCCGTGCTTGGTTTGCGGTGCGTGGATAGTAGAGGTGCACCACCTGCCCTACCCCAGATCCGACATGCGAGTGATCCCGCTATGCCCGCAGCACCATCGCCGCGAATATGGGGCTGGAGCGTATCACCGCAGCCGCCGCGCGTTTAACGATCTGCACGGATCAGATGACGAATTACTGGCCCGCGTTGCAGCGATGATTTGCCCCCGCCTATAGCAGATGTAGCGCATTTGTTAGCGGGCGGGGGCTGTCTGTCTGGGGCAACCAAAATCGCCCTAGGCTTGACCTTTCATGTTGCGCGTGACCGACGCGGGGCGGATTGAGCCGATGGGCTGAATTAGTTGCACCACTGCGCTGCCATAGCGTCAGCAATGCCTTGATATGTGCGAGAGCGCTCTTTCCAGCGGTCAGGACCTGGGGGAAGGTAAAACAGGCGCTGGCGAACATTGGCAGGCAATGCCATGGTTTCAGCCTTGAGATTAGTGACGGGTCGCAGTGGCATAAGGCCTCGCAGGTAAAGCCCTGTTGCCTTGGTTTCCAAGTGGCCAAACATCCACGGTTGGACAATCTGGAACGGGCGCAGACCGCCGATCAATTCACGCGCATGTTTGTGCATTACGGGATTTTCAAGGCAGACACGCGGAATAGGCAAATCCCACAACTCGCGAAAAAACGCGGCACCATCTGCCATCTTTCCCCACCTGGCAGGATCGGTGTGGAGGTGGCAAACCCCGCTATTGGATAGGTATGTGCAGGGCGGGTGGCCGATCATCAAATCCCATCCATCGCGCGCTACGGCCAATGCGTCACCGATGATGTGGTGCGGGCTGTTATCCTCGCTTTCGATCAGATCACATGACCAGGCATCAGCCCCACGGGCGCGGAACGCCTCACGGACGCGGCCAGAATATTCGCAGGCGACAAGGACGCGCATCACATCTCCAGAATAAAAAAGCCGCCTGACCGGGGGGCGTATGTCAGGCGGCAGGTTGCGCCGCGCGAGAGGTGAAACGCGGCGGGTTACTTCCACGCACTCGCAGGCACAGCGCCATTGGTGATGCGTTCGATTTCACGGCGGTATGGCGGCAGCGGCGGATTGTGACCGCGACGCCAGCACGTCATTGCGCCCTTGTTTACGCCGAGAACCGACGCCAGCCAAAGACCCTTGCGGCCTTCGCGCTTGAGCCAGTCGTTCAGAAGTTCAGGTGCGGTTTTGTTTTCCATGAGCCGACCATATCACGAAACAAAGTGCGGTCAATCGTTATTTTTATGTTGCAGGCGCGCAAAATCGGTGTAGGGTGATCTGGCAAGCAAGGAGAATGAACATGACCTTCCAAACAAAAATCATCGGAGCTGACTTCCAGACCAACTGCGATTGCTGCGGGCGCTCGCTCAAGGTTGGAATTCAGCTTTCTGGCCTCGGGGTTTACGGCGCTGACTGTATCCGCGCGGCAATGCCTGTTGACCGCAAGCGCTATAGCCAAGGGCGTCCAGATGCTGCATGGCTCCGTACGCTGGCTAAGATTGCGGCCCGCGACACCGCCGAACAGATTGCGCGCATGGGTTACGCTCAGTCGCTTATGCTGAGCGTCAATATCGACAAACTGGAAAAAGCGTCCGCCTGACCCATTGCAGCGCGCCTTACGGGGCGCGTCACTATGTGCCAGCAAGCAAGGAGACCACCCATGTTCTATTTCACCTATCACGATATTGACTACACCGCCGACGATGACGGAAACGTGGATAGCGAAGACCCCGAAGCCGACATTGCCGCCGCGCAGGCATACTGGACCAACGAAGGCTGGCAGCAGGCCGAGCAAGACGCCGCTGATGAATACGGCGATTACAAATATGAGCAGTGGAAGGATGACCGCGATGAATGATTACCAGCTTGGCGGATTGCGTAGTTACGCGGCCATAGCATCGCAACATGCCTGCGCGGCCTATTGGTCCAAAGAAAACCGCGAGTTTCTGTCCAACATGGCGCTTGATGATCTGCGCCAAGCCGCCCTCGCAGCAGGCTACACCCTCACCCCCATTGCACAGGAGACGCAAGAATGACCCGCCAAGACCTACCATCCCGCGACAACCGCTTTGACCTTGTGCCAGAGCCGCATGACGGGCTGCTGTGGCAGGTGTTCGGCATCGTCGTGGCCGTCTGCGCTGCGGCTGGCGTGATCATCTATGCGTTCAATCAGTTCATTGTGGGGGGTGTGTGATGACCGCCCAAGAAACCCACCCCGTAGGCACGGATGATCTGGTGGACCAACTCCGTTACGGAGTTCAGCTTACAGAAGCAGCCGAATTGGCCGCCGACCGCATCGAGCAGCTTGAGGCCGCCCTCACCCGCGCCAATGCCGCCACGGCTGCGGCATATGAGGTGGGTGATATAATCGTGGACGTAGTGAAGGGCGTCGAAGGTCCGAGCCTCTATATGCAAGATTATCGAGTCTCTGGACCTAAGCCTTGGGGCGGAGGGAAAAAAATCCACACGTTTAAGGTCGATCAAAAAGACCTGCGGCGCGCCCTCGCCACGCCCGACCAGACCGCCGCGCTTGATCGGCTGATCGCGGAGGCGGAAGCACGCACAGTTGAACGGATCGCTGAATTGATCAGTGGTTGGCGCAATACCACGCCAATGACCGGAGAAGAGTGTGCAATTGCCATCCTCGCCGCCAGCAAGAAAGGCGGTGTATGATGATCGAGACAAGCATCAAGGTTTCACCGGATCAGGTGTTTTCTGATCTTACTGGGAAAATCACGGCGAAGGACGGCGACACCGTAGCGCATCTGCGCGGATACCACGGGAAAAACTGGTGGCAACCTATGCATTCGCGCAGGCCAGTTTACCGCGACGGATGGCTGGTATTCGATACCGTGGATGACCGACTGATTCAAGGTGGCGTGATGGACGACCTGATCGGAGAAAAGAAATGACCGCACCGGACAACCGCAATGACGCCGTGCAGTTTCTCTACAAGCATGGTGATCTGACATATAGCGCAGCTCATTCCGCCGTCGATAAGTTGTGTAGCAATGGTTTTCGCATCGTCCGCGCCGACCTTGCCGCCGTCCCCGCGAAGGTGAGGGTCAAGCCGCTGGACTTATCCCATGCCCTGAAACATGCATTCATATCTGGACGTGTTAGCGCAGGTGCTGCCAGCAGTTTTCATGCTGATGCGTGGACAGAATATGACCCAACCGAAAGCGCGGGTTACACCCGCATCCTCGCCGCCATCGAGCCGCAGCCCGACCCCCGCGACGAGGTGATTGCGCGGCTGGTGGAGGCGCTTGAAGAAGGGCGACGGGCAATAGGGGAGCATTGCGCGCCGCATGATTGCTACGCAACTGGGCCGCTCACGGGCGACGCATTCCGCGATCTAGTTCAATGCCCAGCGTGTTCGTTCATCGAAAGCCATGACGCCGCCCTCGCAGCGGCCAAGGCGGTGCAGCATGACTGACGCACTCACACGGCTGGCGGATGCGGGCAGCACACTGGCGCAGGTGCAGGGATGACCAAGCCAAACCCAAAATATCACCGATGCAAAAAATGCCGCGAATTGGTGATTGATCCGATCAACTGCGCCAACTGTGCAAACAAAAACCCACTCAGCGCATCTGGCATGATCCAAGTGACGACAGGAAAGCGCGGCAGGCCAACTCTGGATATTCAGGAAGGCAACCGCGAAGAATACTTTGGTGACCACGAATGACCATCGGTGAACCTGTAACGATTGCTTACAGGTTCACAATCGCGTAAGATCAGCTTGGGTTCGTAGATCAATGGATAGATCAGGCGTCTTCTACACGCTAGGTTGCGGGTTCAAGTCCTGCCGAACTCACCAAGCCGCTATAGCTCAATGGCAGAGTAGCCGCATTGTAGGCGGAATGTTCGGGGTTCAAGTCCTCGTGGCGGCACCACTACTCCCAGCACCCGCGTTCAAGCCCAGTTTCTTGATGCCCGATCAGCGCCTTGAGCGCGACCTCGTCGTTCTTGGCCAAATAATCCAGCGTCTCAGGCGCGATACGAATTGACCGCCACCCCGCGCAATCATCATTCGTTTGGACCCCGCACGAGATTAATCCGCATAGCACGGCCGACAAGGTCAGTGTCTTGGTCAATGTCGTCATCCTTCTTTCCGCGTTTCCGTTCCGCCTTGGCAATGCGTTCGGCCGCCTGTAGAGCCGTCTCACGGCGCGCATCACGCTTTGCCAGCCCCCACACAGCCAAGAACGCCAGAAGGCCCGCCAGCGCCCAGCCAGCGGCCTTGCGAAGCGATGATAGGATCAGTGTCAGCATTGCGTCACCTTGCCTTTCGTGGCATATTCAGTACAGGCTTAGCCTGTGAGATCGCCTTTGTGGTCGCCCGTCCGTTGGTCCGTGGCGGGATAGCAAGTCCAGTATACTGGGGTCATTGTCTGGAATCCAACCCGGGTAGGCTAACGGACCGCCAATCATTTCCGCCCCTGCCACCAGACCATCACCGCAGCCATGCCCGACGCCAGCGGCCCTGCCACGATGCCCGCCATCCAGTTGACGTTAAACGGGCGAATATCCAGCAGGCCGGAAGTGTGGTCATAATCAGCCGCGCCGATCATGGACAGGATCACCGCGCCGCCGCCGAAAAATGCGGTCAGGTATGCGGTCAAGCGAAGTTGCGTCATTTGCGCGGCCCTTTCAGGATTGCGAGAATAGCGGCGATCAGTTGCGCCCAGACTGATGGTTTCGTTAACACGACAGGCGCGACGTGTTCGATTTTCGGCGGTTCTTTAACATCAACCGCGATTGGTGGCAGTTTGAGTGTCGGTTTTGTCGCAACCGCGTCGTAGAACATAATCGCATAGCCAGCGATCAGATCGGCCCGATCCGTGCCATTGACAACCCGCCGCGCGTTGCGGAAGTCATCCGGCAGATAGTCAGACAGCTTCTTGCCGGTAAACCACCCTTCCGAACACCCGCGCACAAGGATCTGCGCTGCGACAGTAGGATTTAGCGCCGCGTCAGGATTGGCAATCAGATCGACGCCCAACTTGCCAGATGCCTTGGCATAGTTTGCGCGGCCCGTGATCTGGACAAAGCCCCGTCCGCGATACAGGTATCCGTCGCCATCTTTTTCCGGCGTGTTGCCAAGCGCCTTCGCCAGCTTGCCGGTGTCGTATTTGTCGAAGTATTTGCGCCCGCCATATTCGGTGATCGGCTGCATGCTGTCGGCGGTCTCATGCTTCGCCGTTGCCAGCAGATATGCGCGGTGCGAGATTGGCAGACCATCAGACGCCGCAAGGATAGTTTCCACCCCCGCCATTTGCTCTTTCGTCAGCCGCCCGCCGAAGATAGCCCTGACCGCATCCCAGAAATTCGTATTCATCGCAGCCCCTATTTCCGGCCACTGATGGCCATGAGAACGTCTTTAATATCTTGCCGCATTTCTGGCAGCATTCCAAGCTCGGCCTTCATTGACGCCATGTGCAGCGCCTGTTGATTGCCCTGATCCTCGACTGACTTTAGCCGTTGCTCAAACGCGCCTAGGCGGTCTGACACGCTTTCGACCTGATACCGTGTCCGCTCTCGGCCCATGACGACCCCCGCAAATCCCGTAACCATCGCCGCGAAAATGCCCCAATAATCCCTCAGGATCATGAGAAAACCTACGTCATTTTCAACGGCCATTCTCATTCCCC